TCGATTCCAGCGGCAGGAAGGACAATCTCATTTCGAATCCATAGGAAACCCACCAAATTCAAGGCGAAGGCTGCTCCCACCAATATCCACATCGTTTTCTTACTCATCATTCCACCCCCATTGTATGTTTTCCACTCTAGCGAACCCGCATTCGCCAAGATTCATACCAAGACCACGCAGGCAAATCATCCGACTGCCCACACCGTCGAAGCGTTCAATCTACTCGTTGAGAAATCAATTCACCTTGACCCACACAGTCAACCCATTAAAAGGTCGTAGTTTCTCAAACGCGGGCATAGTTTAGCGGTAAAACCCCAGCCTTCCAAGCTGATATCTGGGTGCTTAGAAAAAGAGGTTCCCAGTATACATGCGGTCTATAGCTGACGCAGGTTGACAGACCGTTGCCAAAAATGACCCACTTTTGGCATTTTGGCAACGAGGCTTATTTTGTAAAATCATTGCACAATTTGCTTTTTTTAACTTTTCGGAGACACCAGCCTCCGCAGTTGGTGTCCCTAAAAAATAATCGAAAGACAGTTCCACTTTTGGCATTTTGGCAACGAGTCAAACTGAAGCCGCCCTACCCGCCCTTGACTCGCCAATGCGGCGGCGGCTAGGATGCGGGGATGAAGTTAGTTAAAGCTCTTATCGCAATCGCCGCCCTGCTGATGGTTGGCTGTGGGGAAAATGCTGAAAACGTAGAATTGCCTGACATTATAACATGCATTTGCGGCAAGGGTATCTCCAGCAAGAGCGAGGCTTGCCCGAGTTGCGGTCATCCGACTGAAGACTTAATCGAGAGCCTTGCCTCCAAAAGAGCCGGGACGGCATTCACGATCCGCGACCTCGCGCTGGAGATGTTATGGGTAAAACCGGGGACTTTCATAAGGGGCAGTCAACAGGTCACCCTCACCGAGGGCTTCCACCTCGGCAAGCACGAGGTGACGCAGTCGCAGTGGGAGAAGGTGATGGGAAGCAATCCGAGCCATTTCAAGGGAGCGAATCGCCCCGTGGAGACAGTCACTTGGACCGACGTAACGTCTTTCTGCGAGAAGCTTACTGAACTGGAACGCGAGGCGGGCCGCCTGCCTGCGGGCATGGCGTACCAGTTGCCGACGGAGGCTCAATGGGATTATGCGTGCCGAGCGGGAACGAAGACGGCCTTCTCATTCGGCGAGGCATCGGGCGAACTGCATCGTCACGCAAACTATGCCGATGTTAACACGGATTTCTATTGGTCGGATAAAGCTCATGACGACGGTTACGAGAACACGTCTCCGGTTGGCAGCTACAAGGCTAACGGCTGGGGTTTTCACGACATACACGGGAATGTATATGAATGGTGCGCGGACTGGTATGGGGATTACCTCACCGGCGCAGCGCGTGATCCTGTAGGTCCTGCGGACGGCTCCTACCGCGTCATTCGCGGTGGTTCCTGGAACTCCACGGCGGGCGGCGCCCGTTCCGCGGATCGGCACAGGCGCGAGTCCGCCGACGGCGACTACTACCTGGGCTTCCGCCTCAGTCTCCGACCGGCCAGTAAGTAGCGGAGTGAGCCGTAGGGAGCCGCCGAGCAGAGCGGAGCCTGCGCGGGGAGCGACTGAGGCCGAGCGAAGCTCCGAAGTTTTTTGGCGGCAATGCCGTATGATAGCCTACCGCTCCGCCGCCATCCAACGATGGCGGCTCCGACGAGTCAAATTGAAGCCGCCCTACCGCCCTTGACTCGCCAATGCGGCGGCGGCTAGGATGCGGGGATGAAATTAGTTAAAACTCTTATCGCAATCGCCGCCATCGGGGTGGGTTCGCAGGCTTTCGGGAAAGCATGGCCGGGCTTGGAGGTCGGTTTTACCTTTCGGGAGGTTAAGGTTGTTGTGGAAGACCCCGGAGAAGATGCCAAGAAGATCGGTCTGACGAAAGAAGATATTGAAAGAACGGTTAAGTTGAAATTGCTGACTCGTGGCTTCAAGGTACTTCCGAAACTTCCGGAAGGAGAGAAGTCGCCTGCGGGGGGTTATATTTATGTCCAATTAAATGTGGTAGCCGAAGCTGCGGGTTGCGATGTTAGTTTGAGGAAATATGCGCATCATTTCGGAATCCCATCAAACAGAGGGACAGGTTTATATTTCGCTCCAAGGCAAGGTGTTTATGCCAGCGCAGGGACTCATGGTGGGAACAAGAAGTTTATTCTCGATTACATGGAAGGAGTTCTCGACATATTCATCCTCGACTACTTGGAGTCCAATCTGAAGTACGAGGCGACTCTCAAGGACAAGAAACTGAGAGACATAGATCGGGTGATCAAGGGAGCGGCTGATGCCGAGGCAAAGACTGGACTCTATAAGTCTCAGGCCGCATGGTACAAGCGCTACAACGCGCTGATGAAGGAGAAGTAGGCTTACCGCCCAGCCGCCATGAAGCGGTTGCCCTTTAGCCTGTCGAACTCCGGCATGACGGTCTGCAAGGGTTGAGCCGTAATACGACCCTCCTTAGTCCTCACCTTGGGGTCGGAAGTGAGTTCGCCTATGTCGGCGAACTCTTCAAGGAATCCTATCTTGTTGCCCTCGATGGAATATGGATAGGAATAGTGAAAGTCGGTCTTCTTCGGGGTCTGGTCGACGGGGACTTCCAGCAAGGCTACGACCTTGCCAAAGTCTGCTCCTACGAGTTCGGGGTCGGCGATGTCCCTAGCGATACTTGGAACGTCCAGTTCCAACTTCTCAGCATCTTTTGGGGTTAGAGGCATTGTCTTGGCTTCAGCGTGTTTCCGAATTTTCGCCATTAAAGGAAAGTTGATTTTCTTGGCCTTCACGGCTTTCTCGAAGTCGGCGAAGTTCTTGATAGCCTCGATGATTTTACGTGATTCCGCTGACAAAGGGTTCTTTTTGGCTTTGGATAGCTTGATGCGCTTTACGATTTCTTTAATCTGCCTATTCGCCATGCCTTCGGTAATCGTTCCGGACTCTATGGCGGCTCTTAGAGCGTTGACGTAGCCTAGTTGCCCATAGGCCGAGTGAAGGTGATTGAGGTCGCTCAGTATGGTGATGCCAACGATGACGCTAGGGTCACCATCTGCCACTTCCTTAACCCTCGTCATGAAATTGCCTGCGGTTTGCTTGCCCTTGAAAGCCCAGCCGCCACCGTTGAATATTTGCATGAATCCACGGCCACCTTGTGCCTCCAGAGGCAGTTCCTTCTTCTTGCCCTTTGGGCCAGTGTACATTCTGCCGATGCCGAGTCTGTCGGAGGCGAGAGCGAACATCTTGCGATCAACGTAGTCCTCAAGCCTAACCTTGTCGGAGGCAGGCATGAAGAGTCTCAAGGACTCTTCATTTAGGCGAACGACGTCGCCTTCCTTGGCAGGCATAAACAACCTATCCCGCCCTGCCGCATTCTTTGCTCTAACTGTTCCGGAGTTGGAAAAGCCGCTCTGAGCCTCGCCAAGTTTCTTGGCTTCGGCCATTTCCGACTTAGACTTGTCGACGTTGATCATTCTGCCAAATCCTTCGCCGGGCTTATCTCCCGGCAGTTCGTCGAAAGGAAGTGGGATTGTGTCGTCCGGTTGGCGGGGCATAAAATTGACTGCTGCTCGGTCTGCCGCCGATTGATTGAACTTTATGCCCTTGCCCGAACGTTCGCTCTTGAAGATTCGATCCAGTCGGAACGTTTTGTAGCCAGTTCCAAAAGGCGCTCTTTTACCGCTGGCATTATCTCGTTTCCATCCGATCTTATCGAGAATAGGATTGGCTACTAACTGCTCTTTCTTGAAGGCTCCGAGCAATGCATTCAGGACCTTTTTCTTTGTGGCGGCATCTCCGGCCAGGCCCGTCTCTCCGGGTTCTCCGTTAGCAAGGTTCTTGGCGTATTGGCGGAAGTCCGACCAAACCTCGTTGTCGTTGGCAAACGATTGAGTCTCTGTGGGAAAGTTCTTCTTCAGGTAGGTTAGGTTCTTCTGGAGTCTGGCTACGTCCAACAGGCCAACCAGAATGTTTCCGCCTTGGGTGATCTGAAAGGATATGGGGAAGGCTTTGCGGATGGCATAAGGGACTGGTTTCGGCTTCCTGCCCTCAGTAGCTGAATAGTATCCGATTAACATTCCTGAGTCTTCACCGTCTCCATCGCGCAATGCTTTAGCTACGTCCCTCAAAGTCTGGACTTGTCTGGGATGTAACGGTCCTGCCGCTAAATCGTCCAGCATCGCCTCGGACAGATAATGAACCGTAGCTGATTTCTTACCCTCTGAATTAGTTTCGACCAGATGTCCCTGACCGTGCTTCTCCAAGACACTAATGGCATGGTCTACTGCCGGCTGTGACGCCTCTGCGGCTTCTTTCTTGGTCACTCGGATCGGATTGCCCATAGCATCCTCCTTAACGGAGCCATCAGGGTTGTGAGCGAATATTCCGCCTGTGTTCAGAGTATTCAGAACGTGAGGGTCTTTGACGTCTTCGACTGAAAAAGCATGAGTGGCTTCTTGGTCAAAATCCAAAGGAGCCAGCCCACCTTCTCTTTTGCCGGAGGGTTGTTTAGTCCCGATAATTTCCTCTTTGCGAAGGTTCTTTACTTGGTTGGCATATTTTTTAACCAGCTGATCGAGTTCAGGCACTCGCTTCATATCCTTGAAGATTCCTGCTCCTGATCCGACAAGTGGTTTCCCCGAAGAGTCGAAAGGGATACCGAACTTCATCAGTAGATTCTTGGTGAATGCTCTACCCTGCATAGCTTCGACCACTTTACCGAAAAGCTTGGCCATTGGTCCTCGATCAAGGAATTTCTGGAGTTCACCTGTTCGCATGAGGTCGGAACCTTGTTCCGCAAAATACTCTCTCCCGATTAGAGTCGGGTCCTCTTCGTATTTTTGAACGGCATCTGGATCGGCTCCTTCGGTTTTCCGAAGTTTCTTCATATACTGTTTTTTGAAATCGTAAAATTCCTTGGACAGTTCCCATCGCTGGATGCCGTCTTCTCCGATGGGAGCCTTTACTGGTTGCTTGTTCTCATCGAGCTTGGTGAAAAAGCCGACTTTGTCTGTGAGTGGGTCGCCGAAAAGAATGGAATCTACTACTGGTCGTAACCCGTGTGCTTCCAGATGATGCATACTTTCGTGACGCATCGCAAAGAGTAGAGATTTAGGGCTGTCGACGTTGAGGCGGATGACGGACTCACGTGAGTCCGTTGCCACACTATGTAATCCTCCCGCCCCATTGCGGCCCCACTTGACGGGAATAACGACTGCGTCCGGGTTGGAAAGTGATAACGAGGCAACGGCAATCTGCCCCTCATTAGACATTGAATCGAATGCCTTCTTTTCGACTTTGCTCAAGTGGTCTCGGTAATAAGCCCTGTCGCCTAATAGTTTCTGATAGACTTCTCCCTTGGATCGAAATCTAGCATAGGTTCCTGCTCCCGCTCCTATCGCAGTAAACGGGGCCGAAAAGACTGCTCCCGTTAAAGCGCCTTCCCATTCTCCGCCTGCAGCGACATAGCCGATTCCACCAGGAACGGCCGATCCTTTGATAACTCCGCCCATGAACGTACTGCCGACTTGGCCTGCCTTGGCAAGACCAGTGTCATCGAGAAATTGAGCGAACTTGCGGGTGGACTCAGATACGGTCCTAGCCTCTCCTTTGGCTCCCGCTTCTATCCCTTCCGTAACCGTGTCCAGACCTTCTCTAAAAGGAAGTTTTTGCGGAAAGATTTCGGCGGATGCTCCTTTGACTCCTCCGGGTATACCGAACCATCCCTGAGTCGATAAGGCTGCAGTTTGATCAATTTCCGCCGCAACCAATCCTACGGATGGAGTGGGTGTCTTTGAAATCCTACGGGCAAGATTGTCCGTTGATTGAGCTAGTGAATATTCATGGCCGATGACTTTCATATCTCGACCTACGGAGCCTACTCTTGTGAGGGTTGTTGGACCAAGGTACTTTGCAAGCACTGCGATAGAAGCACCTGTTGAGATGGATTGTAAAATACTGTCATTTTCACCCACATAGTACCCTAAAGCCGCTCCTGCCAAACCCGACGTAACCGCAGCTCTCATAGAACTAAGTTCAGCCTTTGCTTGAGCTAGAGTTAGTTCACGTCCCGCCGCTTTGTTGGCGTCCATAATTCTGGATAAAGCAATATTTTCGGGAACTCTAGTAACCCATTCCAATGTTCTTGCCACTGCCTCTACTGCTCCGCCTATCCCACGAAAAGACTGGCCTAGCACTAGCTGACTAAAAGTCCGTTGCGCACCTGCATCAGTGGCTTTCAAGGCCATCTTGTAAGCCTCTTTACCTGCATCCGTAGCAAGGTCTAGGGTTTCGCCTGCCGCTTCTAGAACTTGGCCGGGTGCTTTGCGCAGACCGAGTGTTCCTAAGTTGTAAACGGTGTCCTTGCCTCCGTACTTGCCGAGTTTAGCTTGTTGCTCGGCTATTTCGGTATTCACCTCGGTCAATTCCTCGGCGATTCGTCTGGTGACCAATAAAGAACTGTCAACTTTCCTAGAGGCTTGGAGAGCCTCTAGTTCAAGTTTCTTGGCGAGGTTGTCCTGTAATCCAGTTACGATCTTTCTGGCCTGTCCCTTGAGGCCGATGCGGAAAGGAGACGTCGCTAGTTTTGCAGTCGCTCCTCCTGCGGCATTCATTGGGTCGAGGATCATCGTATAAGCCAGAGCCATTTCTGGGTCGGGAGTTAAAGTGCCTTCCTGAATGCGACTCAGTGCTTCTTCATCACCTACGAGGTCTGCTGCCATTTCGGCTCCTTCCTCATAGTAGTGATTCATCTTGTCCAACTCGATGGCGGCGTTGGCATAGTCCAAGAGCGACTGGTCGTCGGTTTCGTCTTTGAGCCAACTTGCGACCATCTTCTTTCCGCCGGCATAAACAAATGGTCCCGTCATCATTGCGCCTGTTCCACCTTCACCTACATCGGCTTTTGATTGGAGTAGGTCTTCGTTAAGGGCGGACCAGATCAGTTTTCGCCGATTCGCAGGATTATCTTTTAATCCGACTTGCTGAAGAGATTGAGAGTAATCCGCGCCTTTTGGCTCCCATGACCCGAACGGTCCTGTCGATTCCCAGTTTTCCTGTAAGCCCCGAAGCCACTTCCCCGCTTCTTGAAATTGAGTGACGTTGGGATCGTCGTTCTTGACGGGTGTACTACCGCCAAGACGATCCTCCATTATATTGAGCTTTCGCCGAGCAGAAGTAACGTTGAAGAGTTGTTGTCGGGAAAACTTCTGACCGCTCTCGATCAACTGCTGGACAATACCCGATTCAGTTTCGTCCACTTGGGTTTCGGGATCGTCTGCCATCTCACCAAAGAGAAGCGAGTACATGTTCGTATCGGGAGTCTCGAAAAAGCCGTGTTTGGCCGCATTAACCTTAACCTCGTCGGGCAAGGCAGAGAGGCTGTACGAGGTTCTGATCTCTTTCGCTATGTCCCAGACATCTTGTGAGGCAGGAGGGCGATTAGGGTCGTCTCCGTCCTCCCAGTCGACGTCTATGCCGAGGATCGGGTCTTGAATGGTCCAGCCCATCAGTTTCGCTTAAAAGTGGCGTTTGTTCCGGGTATTGTCGTTCTACCGGGCTGGTTGGAAGTTTGTGACTGGTTTGGCTGGGCTGGGTCAGCTTCAGGTGACAACAGATATTCCGCCAATGCCGTTCTGGATACGGCATCCTGTAGGGAAATGCCATAACCACTGGCCACACTTCTTACGGCTTTTTCGCCATCATCACGAAGAGTTTCTTTTGCATCTTCCTCCAATATTCGTACTGCGGCTCGGATTGCCGGGATTTGTTCGTCGGTCAAAGTTCCCGTCATCAAATCATCCCACATTTGAGCGACTTTTGTTTTAAATCCACCAGCTCCGGCATATTGATTCTTGTCGTCTTCGGTAAGGATTCCGACAGGCTCGAAAAGCCGCGCTACCAAGGTTTTCACTCCTCCTGAAATAACTGCTCCCGTGACGGGGTCTCTTTCGATATCGAGAATCATCTTCTCCAGACGTTCACTTGTTCCGATAACGTCTTTGGCAGTATCGAGCTGAAAACGTTTGACCGTTCTGACGGCGGCTGACCGTATTTTTTCCAAGTCCTTTACGTTAGCCGATGCCACAAAGGCATCGGTCTGTTCTTTGGTCGGAGTAATGCCCTGAGACCTAGCCGCTTGTTCGTAAGCTTGTACTGCTTCCGACTCACTGAAAAAGTAACCACTTCCGCTAGTGGAGCCTCCTCCGCTCATTGCGGCCCGAAGCGCTACTTCACGGGAAGGCAAGGCATCAGCCATCTTAGCCGCCATTCCAAAAGCTAGTTCAGGGTCCTGACCTTCCTCTACTGATTTACGTAAGAAAGCTTGTACTTGCGGTCTGCCGGGGAACATCTGTTCCGCTGACGATGGCAATCGCTTCGACATGTCCGGGCCTTGGAGTCTTTGTGTAAAGGCTGCAAGTTTTTCTTCCGAGTTAGCTCTCATACGGTCAATCGTCTCAGGAGATGCTCCTGATTTCGTTGCTAAAGAAAGCATGTTGTCCGCAACGTTCCTTGCCCCACTGATTTCCGCTGTTAAGTCTTCGGCTGCTTGCGTAGGCTCCGTTCCGGGGCTTGCGAGTAATCCGCTAAATAGTTTCTGTCGATACTGACGCTCTTTTGCCTCTCGGTCCATTTTCTCAGCACCAGCCAGCATCGCTTGTTGTGACTGTCGCATCTGCATCTCTCGTTGCCGAGTTTCCTGCTCCCTTGTTTCGTCGGCCCTCTCGATTTCAAGTCGCTTTACGAATCCTTGTAGTTCTCCGAAGCTACTGCTCTCAACTTGAGCAGAAGAAGCTCCGTAGCCTTTTGCTATTTGCTTCAGGCTTTTGATCTGCTCCATCCGAGCTTTCTCGACTTCGTTGCGATCAACTACGTTTTGGACGAATTGCTGATCGTTAGCTTTGCGAGCTGCCATTGCCGGCTGGCGAGACATAAATGGTATAGGTGATTGAGCCATGATTTACCCGATGTTTTGAAATTCGTCCGAAGCCGCTTGGAATGCGGTCACTCTATCCTGCATCGACGGCTGCGCTCCCCAAGCCGCCATTAATGCATCATCTTCCCTTGCGGGGAAGCTGCTGAAGAATGCTCCCGTTGGGTCCATCGGTTCGATATTGCCTATGCCCATCTTTCCGACGTTCGACAGGCTCAGTGGGTCCACACTTCCGCTGGCTGCGATACTGGCATAGCTGGGAGCGTATGCTCGTTCCCCTGCTACGTATCGAGTGGCTCGATCCGAGGCAGAGTCTCGCCTGTCCCGGACTGCCCCCTCGGCTCCAATGAGAGCCTTTCCGAGACCGTAAGACGTCGCCTGCATCGAGGGGTCTATCCCTTTAAAGGTCTGCTCCCGAATGTTCGTGTAAAATTCAGGTGAGTATTCGCCGGTCAACTCGTTTGAGATGTATTCCCGATTCTGCATCGACAGAGGATCGTTTGCCAAGCCGGAGGCATATGCCTGCGCTGCTCGCATTTCAGGCGACTGGAACTGAGAGGCGTCGTTGTTGTTGTACCAGTCCGCCGCTTCGTCCGTTCGCATTCCTCGCTCTTTGGCTTCGACGTTGTATGGAGCCAGCATATCCCGGATTATCAAGGCCGACTCCCCCGTTGGATTGTCCATGACTTGCTGTTGAAGCCATTCGTTAATCGGAGGTCTGTTGTCTGCTTCCCATGCGGCTCTGAGGCGAGGGTCTTCCAAGGCGGAAATGCCGAAGTTTCCGAAAGTTCCTCCGTAATTCGTTAGTTCTCGATTGTAAGCTGCGAGTGGGTCTGCCGCTGCCCCCGATAATTCTCGATAGGCATCACCTGCGGATTGAGTTGCCGGAGCGTCCGGTTTGTCGGGGTCGAAAGCCATCTTGAGCAAAGCGAGTGTAGTGGCAATGTCCGCAGTAGTGCCTACAGCCGATTTTGTTTTATCTAGGAGAGTCGGACCCGTCTTCGCTTCTTTTTCCTTTATCGCTTCGACTTCTTTTCTAGCCGCTTCAGCTTCTCTAGTTAGACGATCAGCTTTACTTTGACGGGCAAGCAAAGTAGCCGTGGTTTGGTCGTCTTGTTCCGCCGAGGTGTTTGCGGCGTCTCGCAGTTTTATTAATTCAGCAAGTTTGGCTTCGGCACTAGTCAGCGCTGCACTTTGGGCTGCTCCCGCTTTACCACTCCCGGCGTCAACCGTTCCGGCTGTACTGCCGGGCAATACTGTCGATGGTGTTGTCATGTTTTTATCCTTTAGTAGCTTGAAGAGTGTCTGCCGGTGGTAAGTTCTGGCAAACGGCGGGTTTGTGGATTGGTTGGCATATTCGAGGCGAGTCCGGCGTTATAGGGACTTGAGTTGAAATTCCATCCCATCCCCGGAGCGGCGTAGCCGTTGGAGGCAATCGTATGATTCCGTTCGGCTTTCCGGTCAGCTTCCTGTTTTACTAGCATTTCATACCGCGACAAGTCTTGCGTCTTCGGGGCCGAGTCCTGTGAGACTGGCATCATCTCTTTCCTGCTGGGGGAATACCTCCATTCTCCCGCTGCTGGATCGCTGGCAAACCAGTCGGCAAAGCTAAACTCTCTGTCCAATGGGGGGCGTTCGACCGGCAGGATTCTCGGGGCAGTTTCAACGGCTTGGCGGGGTTTTGGTGGTTGGTAGGGGTCGGCGGTTGGAGCGGTTGGAGCCTCGAATGGAATTGGTTCTTTAATCGGATATCCGGGGGCTGGGTCGAAAAGGTCCGTCTCGAACGCTTCGCCTGTCTCCACGTCCCAGACTCCGTATTCATCCGAATAATGCGTTCCCATGCCGAGATCGGCATGAGTGGCTACTGGTTGAACATTTACTATCGGGTCAGACAGCTCGCTGACTGCGGCACTCCTCGATTCGGCGGCGGCGGCATCTTCTTTGGCCTGCACGGCTAACGTCCGAAGCCCTCGTTTTTCGCCGATTAAACCTTTATAAGTTTCGCTGTTTTGAAATTCCTCAAAAAGTTGTTGCGTGGTTTTTCCCTCGTCCGCAGGGAAACTGTATCGGTTGGAATAACTGCCTACTCCCGCCGAGTTCACATTTCCGGGCAGGTCCACACCGACAACTTTTTCGTCCAGTCTTGTTGTGGGCCGTGAAATGTAAAGCCTGCCGTCGATTTCCTGCGTGAAAAGTTTGGTTAAAGCGGCATCTCGGCTAGTCGCTTCGTTTTTGTCGGCGTCTCGAAAACTTCGATAGATTTTACTTGGAACATCCAGAATTTCATCTGGAAACTTTGAAAGCCCTCCCGTCACGTTACTAACGGTCTCCATGCCGGGTATTGATTTTATGCCCTGACCGATGTCTGTGGCAAATTGGTTGAAGGAGGCTGCGCCGGGAAGTTGGTTTATAAGGTCTCCAGTTCTCGCCAAAGTTTTGTTGATTGGATCGAAGTTACCGGGAGTCACTTTATTGACCAAGTCTCCGGCCATTGAAGCCATGCCGAGAGGGGGATACATACTGGTTGCCGCAGATACGGTTGCTTGGCCGGCATTAGGTATGTTGCCGCCAGTGACGTTGGAAATGGCTTTCAGTCCTCCTGCGACTTCAGAGGCTTGGACTGCTTTACCTACTCCTTGGCTGAACTCCTGCGCTTTTTTCCCTTCTCCGATAGCCGATCTTAATTCGGGAATGGTTTCGGCTCCTCGCAAAGAATTAGAACTTTTATTAAGCCGATTGGCGCTAATCAAATCGAAGATAGATGCCAATGCAGAGGATTTTGGTGAACCTCCGCTTTCCCCGGCCCCTGTCCCGAAGACGTTTACCAAGGCTTGATGATCGAACTCGGTGGACATTATTGAGACTCCAGTTCCTCCACTCTAGCCGACAATTCTTGGACGGATTTGATCAGTGCAGGGATAAATGCCGTCATGGTCAGACTCTGCATTCCGTTGTCCCCTTCTCTCCAGCCGTCCCATTCGGTTATGCCTTGGGCGTCTAAAACTTCTTTTATCTCTTGAGCTATGAAACCCGTATAGACATTCGGATCGTCGTCGGGTTTCAGGTCGGAAGGTTTGTCGGACCCATCCCGAAGGAATCGTGATTCCTTCAACTGGTTTGGCCAGTTGAAGGGATTCAGTTTCTTAAACGATACGGACCTTAAGGCTTTGATGAAATTCAAGCCGACGTTACTTGTTTTGACGTCTGTCTTGACTCGTTCGTCCGAGTCAACGGTTAGACCTACTTGACAGTGAAGACTGGAGACCGAGGCGTTGCCCAGTCGGACTTGGTTTGAGGCAGTCGGGCCAGTAGCATAGCCTAGAGAAGTTGTGTTAGTGTAGCCTGCCGCGCCGGAGGCAGTATTAGCCGCAGAGCCTATGGCAGTATTCTGGGCCGCTGTCACGTAAAAGCCGGCGAAGTCGCCGATGAAAGTGTTGTCGTCGCCGGTTAGATTGGAAGCCCCGGCTTGATAGCCCACTGAAGTGTTATCCGTAGCTGTCGTCGTCGCCAGCCCGGCGGCATACCCTAAACCGGTATTTACGCCCGGAGTAGTTTGGTTGGCCAATGCCCCCCAACCAACAGCAGTGGATGAAGAGCCTGTGGTGTTTGTGGTGAGGGCTGACATCCCGATTGCTACGTTGTTGTTTCCCTCGCTACCAGCAGATGGACTCTCGGCGTTTTTCAATGCCTCGTACCCTATCGCAACGTTCTGCGACATCAGTGTTGTCGTCTCCTGCATAGCCCCTTTGCCGATAGCTACGCACTTGTCGATCAGAGCGCATTCTTTGCCTGCTCCCGAACCTATGATAACGGAATCGTCTCCGTTGCCGTTGGAATAGGCGGACTGATAGCCGATGAAAACATTGTCGTTGGCCGCTGCTGCCGTGGCATAGGCCGCTTGATGGCCAACTGCCACGTTATTCGACGAATCGGTAGCCGTAGTCAAAGCTTGTCGGCCAACCGCCGTATTATTTACTCCGGACGTCAAACTGTCCAACGCTTCCGAGCCGACTGCCGTGTTGTCGCTAGTTTGGACAACTCCCGTGCCGCCGAATAGATTCGATACCGTTGCCTTGCGAAGGATATCGGTTCCACTAACGTCCTGAACCAAGACAAAGTCGTCGTTGGCGATTGCTGCCTCTTCCGTTTGTCCGCCGATTGCGCCTGTGGATTCCGAAGTTCCCAGAGTGGCGTTGTCTACAAGATTGTTAAGGTTGGTGTGAGTGACTGTCCCGCCACTTGCAAAAGTCGTTCCTTTGGATAGTTGTCCCATTATGAATAGTTCCTTCTTTGGCGAGACCCTTCGTGAGCCTCTATTGAAATGTCTCTAAGTTCCCATCGGCCTGCCGGGGTGGACCCGTTGTCGATGGTGATTTGAATGCCGTTGCCTCGCTTTCTGACTCCGAGTCTTCGCAGGTCTTCTTCAACGGCAGTGGTGGTAAATTCATCCAACTCGGTAGGTCCTGAGTCAGGTTCTCTAGTTTGAGCCAAAATCCTGATTTTAGTTGACGAGGTAGTTTTGCTGGAAGAGCCGATCTGTACGGATTTGAACCTCTTCAGGTTCTTCCACTCATTGCCTACGGAAGTTAAGGAGGTCGTCTTGCCTCGGTAGAGTCTGGTTACGGCTTTTGCATCGACTGCGGTAGTGGAAGCTGAAACTCCGTTACCGTATTCGTCGGTTCCAGTTTCGTTTTCGTCTAGAAGTAGGATTTTACCCGAATCGCAAACGGCAGCTACACGGAGTCTGTCGTTGTAAATGATCCGAACCAGATCGTTTACGTAAACCCCGGACGGCAACGTATCGACGCTCTCCCAGCTATTGAGTACGATGTTGTAGACCAGTATTCGATCATTCGACTTACCGGCTGCATCGTGATCGGCGTTTGAGGTCGGAACTGCCAGGAAGAAGCGGTTGTCCGCTACTGTCGCGCAAGCGGGAGCAATGTTGCTCACTTCACCGGCTGCGACTGTGAAATTGATGGTGTCGATGACGTCCTCGATATCGGCTGAGATCGGGTCATCGGTTATTTGCAGATAAGCCAAAGGTGTGCCGACTTTACTGGTTCCTCGAACTCCGACGTTAACGGAATAAACTCCTGAGTCGGACAGTAGGAAGAGCAACCCTCCAACTTGCTTGACCGTGTTTCTGGCGACTACTCCGAATTGTCGGGTTACCTCGCTCTGAACGTAATCGTTGCCTTCAAGATCGTTGATGGAAGTGAGGACGTGAAGTCCTCTCCTCTTTCCTACTAAAAGAGCAGCACCGTCCAAACCCGTCAGGCTTTGAATCGAATCGGAATTACCCGGATCGATTTCAACTCGGTCTTGTTCTTGAAAAGTCCCCGGATCAAGGATCATTGAAAAGCGGATTTGATCCCTGCCAACTCCAACGCAAAGACGGTTGGATGCATAGACCGCAAAGGTGGCCGGAGGTATGGTTGAGGTTTCTGCTGGTTTGTCGAAAGTACCTGTCTCGGCGGATAAGCCTTCACCGTCGAATATCAAAGGATATTCGCCAAGTGTTGCGCTTAACGTGAACGGCAAACTGGGTGAGGCTGTCCTCCACAGATACAGAGAATGAAATGCCTGCATGATTGAGCATCCTGCTGCTGCCGTCTGCCCACCTGAATAAAGGATTGTTTTCTTCGATCCATCCGCAGGGTTAACGAAGTATGCTCTGTCCGAGCAGGCCAGTACGACGTACTCGGTCCCGCCATTTGGGTCTCGATAAAAGGTGCTGGCAAGAACAGTGGCTCCGAGGACAGTCGAATCAGAGGTCAGTCTTTTTAGACCTTTTCTCACGGTTGCGGTATTGTTTTCGAGACGAAGATTCTCCGACTCGGATAAATAGTTTTCGGGAACACTTGCCGCATCCCTGAAGGAACCGAACCCCAAGAAAGCCCGATCTCCGTCTACGACAGGTTGATCGTCGAGCTTTCCGTATGTGCGGTATTGGGTCATTTCCCGATTAGTTGAGCGATTTTGATGATGAGGTAGACGCAGGTCAGAACGCCCACGATGATTCCTACCACGGAGTTGACTTGGCCGATGCCAATGGTGGCCAAAGTGCCGCCTGCTCCCGTCAATGAAACCCTGTCGATCATTTGAGTAGTTCGAGGATTCCGATTACTACGACGATTCCCGCCAGTATGCATAACGCCTTTCCCCGATGGGAAAGGCCAAGGTAGTAGCTTTTGATCAGCTTTAGATTCTTCATTTGGCTTGCATTAAATTATTGGGCGTAAAAAATTGAATTTATGCAGGATAAACCGAAGAGAAGTGTAGATGACTTTTTCTTCTGTCCGAAACCAAGAGGATGGGTGCAAGAAGTCATCCGGATCGTTGGCATCATGGCCCTTTTTATCCTTATCTTTGGCCCAATCGCGTGTTGTGTATGGCTGTTCACCGACGCCTTCTACCCTGATTAGATTCTTCATTTGTTCCTTCCGGTAGTTTTGGTTGCGAAGGGAACTCGGGTGAGTTTCTCGGCTTCCGTTTTGGAGCATTGGCGAGCGACGAAGATCGGAACCATCAAGTACAGTCCGAGAAAACATGCAGCGACCATTAGGATTTTCTTGATGGTCGAAGTGAACTCCTCGAATCCTGATTGGTGAGATTTTAAACCTTTTTGGACTATCGCTGAGACATCTCCTTCTGTGATTGCGCGGAGTGTGTCTTTAGCCTCCTTGACCTCGGCATTGCCCCGTGCAACCTCGCCTGCCATTGCTCCCCCTCCTGCCGCGAGGCCGACTAGCAACGGACCACCACCAAAGGCGGCTCCCGCCGCTCCCGCCGCCGTTGCGCCGAGGGTTGGATACCATTGCTTCATGGAGCATCCTGTAAACAGGAGAAGTATAGTGAAGAAGTAGGTCATCCGACAACTGAGACTCCTGTGACTATTTGACCGTCTGTCGACAAGTTGACCCGAAAGCCGTGAACGGGGCTAGTGGAAGTGAAAGATATTGTATCCGACGGAACGACGTTGTTGTAGTGAATGGTTTGACCATTGGTGGAACCCCCTCTCCAAGTCACGTTCATATCCCCGCTTGGCCCCACGGTTTCGACTTTTAGAGTATTCGACCCGGAATCTCCGCGAGTTACCCCTACGCTGTAAGTTCCGGATGCAAGGGGGGAACTGAAAGTATAAGTTGTGGTGGGGCCTTGGATGTTGGCCGCTTTGGCCAAACCATTCCCTGCCACCAAAGAGTTGTAGTCGCTGTAACCACTGGAAAGAGTCCAATTAGTTGGAGCCAAGTCCGCTATCTCCCAGCCTGTCCCGCGCATCTTGTTTCCGGCAACCGTCGAAGTTACGTAGGCCATCCTTCCACCCCAGCGGTCGGATTTGACGCCGCTCTGCATGACTCCGTTAGGCACGGAGCGTCCGTCTGTGTAGTAGTCGATGGGGTACCCGACTCCCGACCCCGCCTGCCCGTTGTCCAAAAGTGTCCAGTTCTGCGGAGTGCCAACAAACTCCACCGTCCCGACTCCTGACGCCACATACTTATTGGCTGCCGAGTCGTAGAGATATGGGGCCGTCAATGAAGGGGTGAGTCCTGCGGCGTAAGGGTAGCCCGACACGTTCACGTAGCAGTACGGCGTCGAGTTGTCTTGAATGAGACGGATGCCGAAGTTCGTGGAGAGGTTGACATTGTGAATCGTCAGGATTGTTCCAGTAGTTATGTTCCCTAGGCCGTGTGACGATGCGAAGGTCCCCAAAACTCGGACCTTTCTGTTGACGGCCCCTGAATTGATCGTGACGGGCGAGACGGCTCCGAAGGTGCCGTCAGGGATTCGTTCCGTTCCTCCCAAAGGAGGTGCGCCGCTAATCGTGGCTGAAGTGCCGCCACCAAAGCCGAGACCTTGAGCTATGCCTGCTATGGGCATTATTTCTTATAGAGAATCGCTTTGGCCGCTGCTGCTGAAAAAGTGATGCTGGTGAACGGAAGGTAAAGAACGTCGCCTTTGGCAAAAGCCACTGCATCGGAAACGAGAGTAGAGGCATTGTCGGTTTGTGGAGCTGTTATTGCTGATATTATAGAATCGGCAATAAACTGAATGGCGAAAAAATCGCCGGTGTGTGGACCTGTTCCTGAAGCATATTTGCTTCCTTGGCTTCCGTCTAGGTTTCGTACGTTGGTTTGTCCGCTCATATGGTTATGGATTTGATTGTGTTGGATGGCCAAGGGACCTGATGTTGGTTCATATTGATTGAGTTTTGAGATTGAAGTCGTTCCACCCGGTCCAGTTCTTGAAGGATGTATTCTTCCGCCCTAGCCTCTTCGACGGCTGCTTTTTCGTTCATGCCGTCAGCTCGGTAAAAGTCTGCTATGGATGCCGCCAGAAGATGCCTTTCGAGAAATGCAGGTAGGTCCGTAGTCGTTCCGTAGTCGTCGGCGGGGACTTGGCTCGAAAGTACGTAGACCGTTGTTTCCGAAGTGTCTGCCGGGAGGACTAGGTAGCCGTTGATCAGAGTATGCTCGATCCTGCTGGCTGTTTCGTTCTCCCAAGGGATTTTGTCCCAAACGGAGTATACGTCCAAGAGGTTGTCGTTGTTGTCGATCCTGACGGCTTTGTCGGCCAGGCCGCTTACTGCGGCAACGGTCATGGCTTCAAGGTTGAGCAGGTCGGGCCATTTTGCTCTGGTCCATGCTCCCTTTACCCGATCATTCAGAGAACGTTTAAAAGCATTCTCTTCCTCGGTAAGCAAGGTGTCTACCCCGATTGCCGAAGCAAAACGGTCCTTCAGGGTAGAGTACGTTACCGTCCGCATTAATCGTTTTGGATCCTGGCGTCCGGATTGTCTTTGTAGTACTTGTCACGGAAGCTGTCGTCGCCCCAGCAGCCCGGTTCTTGTTGCTCCCATCTAAGGAACGTTCTGGCGTCGATTGCTCCAACGGGTTTGAGGTGTTTGCCACCGGCCCCTTTCAGATGCTCGGCTGACTTGGCTACTTGTCGCTGTCGCTTTTCATAAGTCGCTTTCTCACGGATGGCGGCGCGTTCGTTTTCCTGCGCCATCATGTCGTTGAGCTGGTTGTCGGAAATCTTGTTTTCCCCTTTTTTGATGATGATGTTCATGGACTTTTAAATAGGTGAGAGGACCGATCTCCCCCGAAATCGGCCCTCTCGTCTCAAAAATGAGACAGGTTAAGTTAAAGTTTAGACGATCCGAGCCAGAGGAAGACCTGCGGCTGTGGGTGTGATCGTACACATCGTTCTGGCTAATCCACGCGCACCTCCGCCATCGGTATCTTCAAGATCGATGGTCTTCAGTTCCTCAAGGAAGCGAATTTGAACGGCTCCGTCACCGGGTATCAAGTAGGCTCTGTTGCGGCTGGCCGCTCCCAATGATCCGCCCGATGAACGTCCTGCCAGTAAGGTCGGAACGATGAAGATTCGACCCCAGTCGGATAGATACTCTTGAACCTGCAATTTCAATACACCGTCTCCGACGTCTTGAGTAAGCTGGAACCCGTATCCGGTCGAACTGGCCGAGACCCTAGTCATGTCGGCGATTTTATTCAGCACGGCTGGACCTCCGAACAACTTGTAGTCGGATCGTGATCCGCCTTGTTCATAGGTAGCCTGAAGAATAGTCCTGAACTGAGCCTCGGTAAGACTGCCTGATCCAGTAAGATCATAGTCTTGAGCTGCGGAAGGTTTGTAAGCCTGCTTTGCCGCCGAGTCGTATGGATCGGTGGAAGCGGATGCTCCCGAATTAGTCCATGCTCCGAGTCCTGCGCACTTGTCTCCGGCCGAACCTGATCCGGCTACTCCGACAACGTCCGAGCCTATCATGGCTTCGACGTCTCGCTTTAATTCGATGAGGCATCGAGCTTTCGACTGAGCGGCCAAGGTTGAGTTTGGTCCGGCGACGTCGACTGCATTAGCCTGCGGCGATACGGCCCAAGGGCGTTGGATTTGTTGGATTCTTGCTCCGAACCGAGTGCGGTCAGTCGTTTTGTCAACGAACCCTCCGCCTGCTGCTCCAGTATAGTTTAACGGCGCTCCGTCAACTACGCCGGGAAAGCTCACTTCGGAAAGTGTGTCTACCACCCATTCGACAAGCATTGCCTTGGCTTTTGGGCCACGTGGCAAGGTTGCAAACAGGGGTGTGGATTCGACGGCTGTCCGTCTGAGTGTATTGTCTAAGGATTCACGTGCGCCTCTGACGGACGGACGATCTCCTAAATCGTATGATGTGGCTGTAGCCATAGTGTTTTTTCTCCTGAAATTATGTGGTTAAGAATGCTGCGAGTTGGTCTTCACGAACGTTTCCTGTGCCGAGAGCCGCTTTACGCGCTTTCTTTTGTCTGCTGTCCAAAGTCTCCTTGGGCGGAGCCATTCCATCCCCTAAATCCGAAGGAGGTTTCTTTTGAGAAACCTTCTTCTTGGAAGTGGTTTTAGAGGCTTTGTCGTTTACGGATTTGAAACCTTCTACGATTAAGCCCATTACGAAATCCCGATTCGGCAATGCTTTGAGTGCTTCGTATCGAGGGTCTGCCAACACTTGTTGGTAGAGCTGGTATTGCGGGTTTTCTGGGCTGTCCCAAAAATCGAATACTTCCCTCGATCTTGCGTCACTCTCGGCCTTTGACTTTAGAAACTCGGCTCTTTGAGGAACCTTCTCGGTTAGATATTCGTCAGCTGCCGAAAGGATTTGGCGGATTTCATCCCCGTTGTATTCCTTGCCGTCTGCTGTTTCTACGAAATCTTTTCCGATATGGCTCATTGCCCACTTCTTGGCTGAGACTGCTTCTTGCTGAACTTTTTTCAGTTCATCGAAACTGTTCACTTCCTCCAAGCTTGGCTCTTGCCTCGTTTCCTGATCCTGCGGTGTAGTTGAAGATTTGATAGATTCGATTTCAGCCTTCATGGCTTCTACCGTTTCTTCGGCTCCTTTGGCCCTTGCCGTTAATTTGCCGACCTGCTTCAGAAGTTTGGAAACAGCTTTTGGCTGTTCCTCGGATTCTTCTTCGGCTGTCTCTTCTTCTTCCTCCGCAGACTCGGTTTGGTCTTCGGACGTTGACTGTGAAAGAACGTTATCGCTCTCTTCATCCAGCGCTTCTGCTTCCTCGACTTCGTGAGTCGGAGTAGCCTCGTTGGAATCTGAATCCTCGGTGGTGTCCGTCTCGACTCGTTCTACGAAAGAAGCGGTCAAGTCGTCTACCGTGAGGTTGGCGTTGGTATCATCTGCTCCCGTGGTGGAACCCGGAGCCTCGGTGTTTTGGGTATTTTCGGTCATGTTGTAACTCTGCGCTTTGAAAAGTTCGCACTCTTGTCTGCATTGCCGAAGCAAATGCCTGCACAAGTATATTAACCGAAACTCTAGTTTTTTTTACAGGAATCGTATAAACGGGTCAAAACCCTCGCTTGACCTGAACTACCGCTGGTATTGGATGGAGGTATGAAGAAGTTACTTGCCGCTATGTTCGTCGCCCTGCTGATGGTTGGGTGTGGGGAACCCGACCTAAGCGATCCCGATGTGGTTGAAGATGCTACCGCTGATGCCGTTGACTGGTCGAAGCTACAGGATCGTGGCGGTTTGACCTATCTCCCAAATACTCAAGAGCCATTCAGCGGTTACGCCAAGCGAGCATACGAAAATGAGCAGGTAGAGGTTCTTGCCCAGTTAAAGGATGGCTACGTCGTCCGGCTTAAGCAATGGCAGGAGAATGGGATACCAAGGTGGGACATTGGATTCGGCCAAGGGAAAGTCAGAGTGGGAGATTTGCCGTTTAATGATCTGGATGGATCAGACGGAAACGGAGCTAATGGTCCTTCCGTGCGTGAAGGTCATTATACTACTTGGCGAAGTGAAGGAGCTAAGATGGATGAAGGAAATTACAAGAACGGGAATCGAGATGGGCTTTGGATAACTTATTTAAGCAAAAATGTAAAGTGGAGTGAGGGGAATTACAAAGATGGTAATAAGGAAGGCCTGTGGATTGATTATACAACAAGGGAAGGAGTACTGAAGAACTATAAAGAGAGAAACTACTTGGCTGGCGAATTACACGGCGTCGATATTAAGTGGCGAAAACAAAATTTAAAGATAAAGGAGCATGAAAAAAACTGGAAGCACGGTAAGCAGCACGGGCTTGCTACTATGTGGTACAAGAACGGGCAGAAGGGGGGGGAAGGAAACTACAAGGACGGTGAGCTGGACGGGTTGTGGACCTCTTGGTTCGAGAACGGGCAGATGAAGGAGGAAGCAACCCTCAAGGACGGTGAGCTGGATGGGCTTTGGACTAAGTGGTACGAGGACGGGCAGAAGAAGGAGGAATCAATCTGCAAGGACGGCAAGTTCATGTTGTCTGCCGAAGTTTGGAAACCGAATGGCGAGAAGTGTCCCGTAACCAATTTAAAAGACGGGAATGGGGTTGAGGTTTTCTACAACGAGGACGGAACGGTATTGACTCGCTACACCTACAAGGACGGCGAAAGAGTCTACGACTAAAGCAGCCCGAAGGCGTCCCGATACTTTTCCTTTCCCGATTGATCAAAAAATTCCGTGTGGCCGAATGGGTCGACGGTCCTGAAAGCTGGAAAATATCCGACCTCCCCCCCCCCTCTAAAGTTGTCCAATCTGACTTTTACTGACAGTCGGAAACCCCGTTTCATTGTTTACCAACGACTTACCACTTCGCTCTTTGGTGATTATGTCTAATCGAAATCAGTTTTGAATAATGTACGAAAATCATTAATATACTTGCACCAATCACTATCAAATTTGATCCAATTCTAATTTATCATCCTTATTTTGAGTATTCTTTATTTTATTATTCTTAATAGGAGTAATGTTAATTTGGATATTCTTACAGGGAGTAATGTTAAGTTGGTAATGTTGAAATTGGTAATGGTTGGATTGTTGTAACCATTGAAGTTTTGTACATATGCCTACGAAGAAGAAGAGAATAAATATTATACCCGACAACTTGCCTGCTCTCACTGATCCCGAACAGGTCTGCCCTTCCGTCTTTACCGCCAACAAGTTATCCGAGGACCCCGTTAAATACGGCCAAGTCGTTCAGGCTTTGGGCGAAGGAAAGCCGCTTACTCGGATAGCCAAGGAGTATCGCATTGCGCCTGAAACCGTGACAGCCGTGATGAAGCGGGAGAAGGATTCCATCGACGCCGTTCAAACCATGACAGCCGGGTTGACCAGCTATGCCAGCCAAGCCTGCTTGATGACGATCATTGACAAGCTACACAAGGACGAGATGCCGGCAGGAGTTTTGCCTATCTGCTTCGGAATATTGCGCGATAAAGAGAGGTCCGATCTAGGCCAAGCCACCCAGACAATCGAGGTCAGGAAGACTTTGTCGATTGAGGACGTTCGCGTCGAACTGGAGCAGATGAAGCGGGAAGCCGTGGATGCGGATGTGGAGGAGGTTTAGTTTTAAAGAAAGCCAAACCACTCCGACCATGAGTTATAACCCCCTAGTTTATCCGAAATCCAGCTCAAGATGCACATTAGTGTTATCACTCCCGCCATCAGAATCCAACGGATATGTTTTAATACTTTGTAGATGTCGTCCAATTGACTGCCTTCTTTGCTAATTTCCTCTTGTAGCTTTTCCATGTCATTCATGTTTGTTCCTTTGTTTGATTTGTTGAGGGAAAGATTGATTTGAAATCTCGCCCCTTCCCTACCCTAACGTCAATCCTATCAACCAGTGACGGATTTGGGCGGTCTAAACGCTTAGGCTAGGTCTTGCCCTCATTGACGATCAAAACGGCTAATCGGTCTTTGGTTGATAGACTGAGAGGATGTTGTGGTCGAAGTTGATGGCATTGTTGCATTGTCGGTTCTTACGGGTCTACCCGATAACCCGTTTAAGCGTTAACTCGGACATCTCTGAATACAGGCTTATTTCAGGCTTACCCTGATATTACTGTAAGGGATAAACCTTACTACCCCATAAGGGGTATAAGGTTTATTCCGTTACTTCAGAATTACCCGTTAGCCCGATAACCCGTTAACCCGTTAACCCGATAACCCATTAACAGTTATATCAGGTTATCAGGTTGCGCGCGCACACGTGAGGGAACGGAAAAAATCCTACAAATAAAACTTTCACTAGAATTTTGCATGGTCGAACTTTAATATAGGGATATGCCGCTTGCATTTTCCCCACATCCAATCCTCAAAAAGCCAACTGCGAAGGAACAGCTCCGCATGGGGCCGGACAAGCTGTTGGAATTCTTCAACAAGAGAGAAGCGGCGATAGAACGAGAGAAGGCTGATCCGTATAGGTATGGCTATGAGATAAGCGAACTTTGGGAAGAGGCGGATGAACAACTCCGCACACATGGAGAGATGCTTATTGCTGGAGGCAATAGAGCATCCAAATCTGAATATGCGGCCAAGAGAGTTGTGGAGAGTTTGGTCAATAATCCAGCTTCCATTATCTGGTGCTTCAGCGAAACCGCGCAAACCAGCATATCCACCCAGCAAGCTCTGATCTGGAAGTACCTACCTCCCGAATACAAGATGCTTGGTAGAGGCAAGGTCGGTTATGTCAGCTGGAGCCTGAAAAACGGCTTCACCAATCAGAAATTCACACTTCCTAATCGGAGTGTCTGTCAGTTCAAAAACTACAGCCAGTCGATTGAAACGATTGAAGGAATAGAGCTGGGCAGTCCAGAACCAGCCCTGAACAACACGCACAACATCGGCTACTGGGCCGACGAGCTTTGTCCCCTACCCGTAATCGAAGCACTCCGCTATCGCTGTTTGACCCGATCAGATGCTGACACTGGATTACCCGCTAGAGGGATAGTCTCCTTCACAGCAGTCACTGGTTGGAACGCCACGGTCAAGAGCTTCTTTACTGGAGCAGTCACGGTTAAGGACATTGAAGCCGATCTACTGCCGGGAGAGAGAGTTCCAGTCGTTATGCAGCCACCTCGGAAAACGAGTGTAATCGTCTTCTTCGGAACCAAGTTCAATCCATTTGGCGGATGGCCGGCGATGAAGAAGCAACTGGATGGAGCCGATAAGGCGACAATCCTTTGCCGAGCTTATGGAGTACCGACAAGACAGGCCGAAACCCCGTTTCCACAATTTACGGACAAGAACATTCGCAAGCATGATGAGATACCGATTTTAACCGACCCTGACAAAAACCCGGCGACATGGATCCTGGTGGTTGACCCGGCTGGTGCGCGACCTTGGTCCATGAACCTGATCGGTATCGACGCTCACAACGTAGCATGGGTCGTAGACGAATTTCCAGACGTTCCGAGTTATGGTCCTTGGGTTGATTTTACTAGAGGCGACAAGGGTAAGCCGGGAGACGGACAACAGCCGTTAGGATTCGGCATCATCGATTACTCCGAGCAAATCAAGAAGATGGAAAAGGGCCGAGAATTCGTTGAGCGAATCATCGACCCAAGAATGGGAGCGGCTTCCTTCGCAAAGGCGGATGGAAGCACCAATATCATCGATTCCCTCAATGAAGAGGGAATCGCCATCTACCCTGCGGCAGGCATCGACATCGAGCAAGGTGTCCAAGCAATAAACAACCTGCTTTCTTGGGATGAAACCAAGCCGATGGGACTGACAAACCATCCGAACTTGATGTTCTCTGATCGCTGTCAAAACACGATAGCCTGCCTTCAGGAATGGAGACATGACGGCGACAGCAAGTCCCCGACAAAAGACTTTGTGGATACGATCAGGTACTTTGCGGTGGGCAACTACCAGCACTGGGGGGAAGACGATCTCCGCTCAACTGGAACTGGAGGATATTGATGGAGCGTCACCCCATGCCGGAGAAGTCACCACCGCCACCCGAAGAATCGGAGTCTACGTTGCGAACAACGCCAAACACTCGTCTGATATTGTGCGGGCTATTTGGTGGGGAACTTTGCGTTATCATTCCTCCGGTTTCCCAATCTGCCACGGCGGCATGGTACGCTCGAGTCATTTTCTTGCGCCTTCTGCGACCTATGACCCAAAGCGTGATACAGATGGGCCAACCTAGAGAGGCTAAGACTGCGGTGGTTTCTGCTAACACGCTGACTGTGACATTGGTGTCCATTTTGCTAACGCCATTCAGAACTCCGCCAACAAGAAAGCATCCAATCCACCCATACCTGAAGGCGCGTACAAACCTCAACGACGCCAAGCCACTATACCCAGCGAACTGTGGTTTTGGCCCTCGTTCAATCTTTTGCTCTAAGACATTCCCGCAATTTGGGCAAGCAGACCCCACTTGGTCGCTTCTTGCCGTTCCGCAATCAGAGCATGCGTAAAGTGCCATGCCTCATTCAATTACGAAAAACACCGCCTAGTCAACACCGATGAGCAGACCGAAGAAGATCACAGCCAAAAACAAAGCCAAGGCTGTCGAGATGCGGCAAGGCGGAGAAACGATCAACGCCATCTCGGCCAAGTTGAGAGTGTCGCCTTCGACGGTCAAGCGACTGGTTCAAGGAACGTCCAAAAGGCCAAAGAACGAAGTCTTTCCTCACTATGCAAACGGCAGGATCGCAAGACCCGTACCCAACCAAAGACTCATCCTTGTCGATGTTGATGGTGAAATCCGAGTAGCGATGAAGCGACCCCATTTAAACTACCCACCCGGAGCGCCGGTGACTCTTGAAGTCATCGATCCTGAACACTCTAGAATCGTATAACCAATGAATATTGAAGAAAACCAAGAACAACTTTTCGACTCGAAAGAGCCTGATATCGATCATTTAAAAGCCGACCTTGAGCGTTGTCGCAGTAACCTCGGAAGCTGGATAGATCGAGCATCTGACGCCAGCCAGACCCGTAGGAACGAGTGGCCCGGTAAAGGCCGCTACGGCAGGAAGGAGTCGGCCACAGCTTGGCCTTGGCAGAATGCCTCCGACCTTGAAGGTAACGTCGTAGAACCGCTGATAGCGGGTGACGTAGCCCTTCTCAAGTCGAGCCTGAGTAAAGGGAACATAGTCGCCGCTCCTGTAGAGAGCGGCGACATAGCAACAGCAAAGCAGGTAACCGAATTTATGCGATGGAGGATGTCTACGATGGACGAACTACCCCGTGAAGCAGGCGTAGCCGCAAACTACTTACTGGAGCAAGGAATCGCTTTTCTAGGAGTGTATTGGAAGAGAGAAGTCCGCAGGCAATACAAGCCTCTGACGATTAACGAAATTGCGGAGCAAGCCCCTGAAGTGGCTCAAGCCATTCAGGACCCTGAGATGAAGGATGCTGTTTCTGAGATGCTGCAAGGAGTGTTCCCGAACCTACGAAAGGGTCGAATTTCAAAAATGATAACCCAGCTTAGAAAAGACGGTGTCACTGAAATTCCTACTGAAAAAGTAGTGGCGAATCGTCCCGCTGTGAGGGCTTATGAACTAGGAAGGGACCTTATCCTAGATTCCAATGTTTTGGACCTTCAATCAGCCAGAGCGATTTACTGCATCCACTGGTTAACCCCTGAACAACTACGGGAGAAAGTCCTCACTGACGGTTGGTCAGAAGACTGGGTTGACGAAGCTATCGCTAACAGCGCTGGACAGCCGCTGGAGCCTTACGACGTATCACTGGACCAAGATAACCCAACCCAGTTTGAAGGGCTGGTCAGGCTGGTCACAGCGTACCGCCGAGAAATCGATGAGGACGGCGTCCCGATCTGTACGACAACGATCTTCAATGAACAGGCCGAAGGATTCGCCAAATATTCAACTCTAATGTATGGCGACCAGTACCCGTTTGTGGCTATAACAAGGGAGCATCTAAGCCGCCGACTTCTCGACTCCAGAGGCTACCCCGAACTGCTCCGTTCTTACCAAATCGCGGTTAAGGGAGAATTGGACGGACGTCGAGATCGAGCATCACTTTCAACTGTCCCACCAATCCAGTATGCTATTGGCAGGCGACCTGAAAAGCTAGGTCCGGGCAGTCAGGTTCCTGTTCGCAGACAGGGAGAAGTTTCGTATTTAGACATACCGCCTCATTCGCCGGGAAGCATGGAAGTGGAAATGCAACTGCGGAGCCTGGCCGACAAAATTACGGGCCGACCAACCGGACCTGATGATGCTGTTGAAGCCAACCTTGTCCGACAAAGCTTGGTCAATAACTGGCTGGAAGGTTGGAAGCAAATCTTGCGTCAAATCTGGCAACTGGAACGAACGTATGGCGGACCCGAAATTTGGTTTCGGGTTACGAATAACGAGCAATCCGCGCAACTGATCTTAGATGAAACGGCAGAAATTTATGACTTCGATCTATCGTTCAACACGATGAATAACGATGAGGAGAAGGTCCTGAAAAAGCTGGAGACGGTGGGAACAATCCTCTCTCAATATGATAGACAGGGACAAGCGCGATACGATCAGTTCTTGCGAGTCTTCCTTGATGCCATCGATCCGAATTTAGCCAGCAAGTTGATAATGCCTGCCGATGAAGCTACCACAAAAGAGATAATCGAGACCTCGCAGGATTTGGCTAAAATATTCAGCGGCCAAGTCGTCAATATTCCTGAAGGAGCGAACAGTCAGTTACGGCTTCAGGTCGTCCAGCAATACCTCCAAGGGACCCAAGAAATCCCCGCAGAGGATGTCCAGCAAAGACTTCAGGAGGACGAGAAATTCGCCGCTAGGATTTCCACCTATACCGACCAACTGACCTTTCAACAACAACAGCAAAGAAACGCCTTAACGGGCAAGCTAGGAGCCGCTCCGGGTAATGTACCCGGCTCGGCTATTAACCAACAGTCACAAACATGAATTTATCAGAAGCACTAAAGACCCTGAAAGACCGTCCGGATTGGGAACTGGTTCTTTCTCATCTAAATCAAGAACGAGAGTCGGCATTGATGGATTTTCAGCATTCCGATCTCACGGACAATCCGACAAAGCTGGCTAGACTTGCTGGAGAGATAGCCGCCTTGGATAGAATCATAAGGACCTTCGATGGATAAGGAAGCGCGCGCGAGGGCGCAGTTTGCGAATGAAGTCATAGCCGTACTTAATCGCTGGACGGAGGAATCCGACCTTCAAGACGAAGACTTGGCGGACACAGCTTGCGTGGCAATAAGCCTGTGGATGGACCAAGATACAGTCGAATTTGAAGCCGACGAAGATTTTTTTGAAGAAAGTTGAAAAAAACTTTTATCACCAAAGCCATTGTTTATCAGGCTTTCAAAAGAAAATTCAAGAAATCTTAAAAAAAAACACCCCAAAAGTAGAAAAAGTGGGTTTGGAATTTTATCATAATACATAACCGCGACAGCTATGCCTAATTTCGGAAACAAAAGAAAAATAATATCAGAGCGAAAGCTCAGTATTTATCGGCATTCTAAAGAAATTTTAAAAATAAATGGAAAAAAGGCGCATTAGTTTTTCTTTTTTCGCTAATAATAAGAAATCATCCATTTGGAAAACACTTTTTTAAATAATAAAGCATGAATACATTAAACAAAATCCCACCCCTTTTGACGGCGAAACAGGTAGCACAAATCCTACAAGTTACCCCGCGCACACTTTTAAAATATCAGCAGCAAGGATGGCTCCAGCCCGTTGATAGTAAAACCCCCATCAAAAGATACCGCCGCAAAGACCTTGAATCTCATTTCGGGATCGACCTGTAAAGATGAGCAAGCAATCCCCCATCATTATCGCCGTTGACCCCGGCAAAAAGGGTTCTTTTGCGGTAACTCAAAAAGCTGACCTGAGTGATCTGAAAGCTTTCAAACTGACTACCTTAACGGACTGGATCGCACACCTGTCCCCTTTTACTAGCTTTAAATATAAGCTCCAAACAAAGGTCCTCGTTGAGGAGGTCCCCAAGACGACAGGTAGTTTTGTACCCAGCCACACCGCAGCTACCCTCCATCGTAATTTCGGAGAACTAATAGGCGCGGCCCGTGGGCTTGGATTATCCGTCCAAACAGTACGCCCCCAAGAATGGCAAAAAGGTCTGCCCGGATTAAAGGGTCTTACTGGGCCAGCAAGGAAAAGGCAATTGCGCGACTTGGCCACAAGTCGATTCCCACATCTAAAACCAACCCTTCAGACAGCCGATGCGCTGCTTATCGCGGCTTGGGCGAATCAATTTTTTCAAACAATTTATGAATAAGTATATTAAACTAGGGTTAAATCGCGCCATTTTGGCAGGTTTAACTCAATCTAACGTCGGCTGCGAGCTTTTGCAGCCAGAACAAGTAAAGGGGGTAACACTATGAGTGGATTTATAGTAAAAGCTTCCTCAGGCAACACTGGTCCGATGACCGGTTGGCAAACTGGCAGTAACGCAGACCTACCCCAATCGGGAGTTGGTATCTACAGGTGTCTTGGCACGAATTACAGCCAAGAGGTCATTCGTAGAAAATTTCAGTCGGAAGAGGAAGAAGCCGTAAACGTAATGCGCCTTCTTTTTGGGAAAGTTGAAAATGACAAAGAAATCTACCTTCAGTCGAAGGAGCTTGTGACTGATTGTGCTGCTTCTCCAAGAAGCAGTTTGAACAAGTTGTTTTCCAGTTGGCTAGGCCATCCCATGCCAGTTGACGGTACTTTTGATCTGGACAGCATGATAGGCAAGGCCGCCCAAATCAGCGTCGAAATTTACACTGACGGCAAGGGTGTAAAAAGGGCCAAGATTAGCGAAGGTCTAGTGTCTCCCGTAATGCCGCAGTTGGAGGATTCCGTTCCTCTATTGTCGGAGTTTACTTTGCCGAAGGCGAACGTGTACTCTCCACCTAAAAGTACAAGCGTACCTGCCTTGCAGCCTACAGCTAATACCAACCCTACACCGGACCCATTTTAATGGAAGACGGTGACCACTGGTACGATCTGAGCAAGCAACCCTGCCACGGGGCGTCCTTATCAAGGGCGCGCCGTCAGGGGCTGCTGCCCAGCTTTAGTACGATTTCCGATTTGGAAAATAGAAAAGAGCTACAGAATTGGATTCTCAACGAAAATATTGAGACGGCTCGGACAACACTCGCTAACGGACTTGGCACGTTTAAATACAGGGACCTAATAAAAAATCTGACGAAAGAAAAAACGAGTAAGCCAAGTAAGACTGGTAGCCTCTTTCATGATTGGATCGCCAAAATAATTTCTGGCGAAAAAACGGTCCAGCAAGCCCCACTGGAAATCCAGCATTTATTGTCACCAGCTATTAAATGGTGGAAAAAAAAGGAATTTTTGGAAGTCGAGGTCGAGCAAATCACAATAAATAAAGCCGCAGGATATGGCGGAACCATCGATATTGCCGCCAAAGCAAAAAAACCTTACGGCGATGCATATTTGTGTATTGGCGATTGGAAAAGCAAAAAGACATCCCCAAGGGACAAGATAATCAAACCTTATCCCCAGCACCCGGAGCAAATTGCAGCATATGCTGCATCGCGATGGCCAAGGGAATTTCTGGAAAAAAAGGTCTTTGGCTGGAATGCCTTCGTCTCAACAACTGAGCGTAATCCCGATACAAAAGAAGCTCGTTTTGAGGTGGTCTACTATTCCCCAAACGACTTGCTCGGCCATTATTTAAATTTCACTCACTTACTCAACTTTTGGATCAATAGGAATTTTGATTCGAGACAAAAATAACCATGAAAACTACTACTTTAATACTAACCCCCAAATATATAAAATCATGAAAAAAAAGAAAAAAAACCCGAAGACACATAAAAATTCCAAGCAAGTGCTTAAGGAATTATTCTCTCTAACAATAAAGCCAAATACTCATATTTTTGATATTTTTATAACCTTTGTAAACAAAGGGCCTATGACGGATCGAGAGGTTAAAAATCAGTTGAAGCTCAACGATATGAATGACAGCCGCCCGTATATAAACCAGTTATATAGGAAAGATGCGGTAGTGGAAGCAGGCTCAAAAATCTGTCCTGAAACTAAACGTAATGTCAGGCTCACGGGGATCAATCCCGATAAAGCCGCTGAGTTAATGACTCAACTTGGTATCGGGCCAAACGGGCAAGTGGAAATGTTTTTTCCAGACGGTTCCGTAACCCCGGCAGCCCACCAAAACACGGAGCGTAACTAGTGGATGATCGTCAAAATTTTCAGCCAACGTGGCTGGAACAGCTTGGCCAAATAAAGTTGCAAGAAGACGCTATGAAGCACGGTGAATCCGAATCAAAAAACAGATTCGATTTGATTGAGTTTTGTGCAGGGGTCGGTGGCATCGGTCTTGGCTTGAAATCAATAGCCAAGCCTGTTGCCGCCGTAGAACTAGATAAGTCGGCGGCAGGGGTTTACTCCCATAATCACCCCGATGTCCCCCTATTCGCTGATTTAAATAATATATGTCTGAAGGACCTGCCTTTGGATGGTAAAAACTTGATCATAGCGGCTGGCACACCCTGCCAAGCTTGGTCGATTGCAGGTAAGCGCTTATCCCTTAAAGACCCACGCGCTAGGGTCGCTCTCAAATTTAACCAACTAATAAAACAAATTGATGAATACCGAAAAACAAAACAACTCTCAGCCCCAGTCGTCATCTGGGAAAACGTCCTCGGAGCGTTGTCCTCAAAAGACAACGCCTTCGGCCATTTCCTCGGAGGCTTGGTGGGGACAGACGGACCCATCGTTCCACCAGAAGGACATGAATGGCACTACTCAGGTGTGGTTACTGGGCCGCAAAGGAAAGTCGGATGGCGCATCCTTGACAGTCAATTCTTCGGAGTGGCCCAGCGAAGAAGACGTATCTATGCCGTATCTGTCGGAAATTCTGGAGAAGACGACCACTGGATTAGATCGCTATTACCTCAGTCCGAAAGCTTGTCAGGGGATACTAAACCGAAGCGAAAAAAGAGATCGAACCCTACCTCCGCTGCTCAAGGAAGCTTTGGAATTTCGGGCTTCGGACAGTACGTCGGAGCCGACTGCGGAACGTTGAGAAGTCACGGTGGCGACCTTGGCGGAGGGAGTGAGGTATTGATAACTGGCGAAATCGCCGAACCTGTCGATACGTTCTCCCATGACTATAGCCGTACTGATGGATTTAACATGGTCTATGGCGTCGACGTCTACAACGGAACCATTACTGGCGATACTACCGTTACAGTAACCTCGGCCACAGGAGCGCCGAATACCAGCGGCCCAAAAGTGATAAGCTGGAACGGTGATCCCACCCCAAAATCAGCCGAAGACATAAGTATGCCCTTGAGAGCCAACCAAGGCGGAGAGGGGCAAGGTGTGGCTTTTGAAAACCCGGTCCAGATGAACCCCACCCTCGAATACATCGACGGCAAACTAGTGGAAGGTATGGTCGCTATGAATGGAGCTTTTATGGTTCGCAGATTAACTCCAATCGAGGTCATGCGCCTTCAAAGCTGGCCGGACGATCATTGTAAATATCGTGATGTATTGAAACTTGAAGGTAACCGCTGGATCAAGACGGGAAAAACCATCGAGCAAAAAGACACTCCGATCTACAAACAGGCTGGCAATGGAGTTACTTCCAATGTCGTTGCTTGGATCGTTAAGCAGGTCAGGAGGCATTCCAAGTGAAGGTCGGCAAACCAGCTTGGATGCACTTCACCGACCTCCAGAAGAGAGCGGAAGGCGGAGAGTTTCAGGAGTATCACTATAAGATGCTAGTCGGCGGTAGAGTTTTATACGAATCAGGCTTTTCTACAACACAAACGAACGAGTTGTTGAATAGAGCGTCAAATACGGTGGGCCGACGTCAACCCAAGCCAAAAGAAATAGCGAACGTCATTAAACTGATCTTCGACGAAGACGAACCCACTAGCTTGAAAGATTTCCAGAAACCCAGCCGCGCAGTTAAAATCTCTCCCGCTCTCATCCAAGAGATGGCGGCAAAAGGGAGTATTGATAAGTTAAGGCAGAAAAGCGGCCCTATCCCCAACGACCCTGCCGTAATCCTTGAGAAGCTTTTTCCCGATCCATCCACCCTACTCCACCTCTCGCCGACTATTTTTGAAGGACAGGTGAAACCTCGGTCCGAATGGACCGGCTTGGATAAAATGCAGTTTATGTGCAGTTGCGCATTCGCCGATCCGGACGGAGGTCGAGTGCTGAAAAACGTATTAAGCCAGCCCTACATTGTTTTTGAGACTGACCGTCCTGAACTTGCGGGAGACTGGGATGCTCAAGCAGGCATACTGGAATACCTTTCAACTTTACTCCCGCTGAGAATGATAACTTGGTCGGCGAATGTTTCACTCCATGCCATGTTTGATGCCCGTACACCTCTCAAAGACAAGCTACAGAACTTCTCCGATACCTGCGTCAGACTCGGAGCTGATTCAATGTCTCTAAGGGCTTCTCAGTTGACTAGATTCCCTTGGGGCCAACGCGCCGACAACGGCAAAACCCAGAAAGTACTATATTTTAATGATCAATAACTCCCCCGACGATTCAATCAATTTCTTCGCTTACCTAGCCAACCCCGATAACTACCCGAAGGATGTGCCTTCTCCGGCTCCAAAGCCGGAGGAGGTAGCCGCTCCGGCCGTTGTGCCGTATGTGGAGGTAACGGAGTATCCGCCGATAGTAGGTGGAGCCGATTTTCCAGCGTTACATGAAATCAAGAAAAGACCCGAACTAGTTGAAGGTTTCCTGTCGGTTCAGGATTTCCTGATCATCAGCGCTCCGCCGAAAAATGCCAAATCACTAATTCAATTCCAACTGGCTCTTTGCATCACAGCAGGCGTCCCTTTCCTTGGTCAGAAAACTCTAAAAAGCAATGTACTTATTATTGATCTGGAGTTGCGACAGGATGTTTCGCAAACCCGTCTATTGGAAGCAGCTAAAAAATTGGGCTTACCCGGAGTCCCTGACGGCTTGCATTTGTGGAATTTAGCCCGACAGCCAAACCTCGATCTGGAATCGATGATTGCTATTTTGGAATCGAGAATGAACGACCTCCCTCCCTTTGGATTAATCATCGTCGATCCGATTTACATTTTCGGCACGGCTGAGAATTTTTCCGAGAACGATTCGGCGTCAATGACCCGACTCGTTTTAAGCCTTCAAAAAATAGCTGCCAGTAGCGGAGCCGCTCTTTCATTTTCACATCACTTCCGTAAAGGAAAAGCTGGGAGTGAAGAATCTACGGACCGCATGGCAGGCAGTGGTGTCCTTGCGAGATATTGCGACGTCGCCATGACCATGAGCTATCACGAACAAGACTGGGTGTCGATTTGTGAGGTTACATCCAGACATTACAGGCATAAAGGCCCGTTTTGTGTCGAAATAACTCCACCTATCGTGAAAAGGCGCGATGATCTGAACCCCACTCGATTTCGGACTTACACGCCAGGAAGCCGAACCAACAACATTAGCCCGGAGGGTCTGCTTGATCTATTGCCCGATGAAGGGTTGAGGCGAGCCGAGTGGCTTAACAGGGCCGTCAATATCGGCGTAACCGAACTGCTGTTTAGCGGTCATGTCACCTCACTCAGGCTACAAGGCAAGATCGTCATTAACGATGATTTCTGCCGCAAGTGCGATAGCGGGATCAGTGAGGTGGAGATTTAATTCCTTTTAGACGAAAGAAGCATTATGGACAAGATCATGACACGCGAAGAAGTCGCTCAACATTTACAAGTTTCAACTCGCACTATTCATCGTTGGGAACAACAGGGGATGCTACCCTGTATCGTTTTCAGTGGTACTTTAGTCCGTTACAAAGAAAAAGACGTTGAGAAACTCGTTGAAGATTTTTCCTGCAAACGAAGACGTTAAGCTGGAAGAATCGACCAGTACTCATCGACCTCTTGCTCTGGAGTTAGATCGTCAGCACCTTTAACGCGAGCATTGTAATCGCGCTTGTAAACCGCAGGAGAATTACCCGCCCAATCAGAAGCAATGTGGAAATTGTTGTCCACCGTTGGAAGGTAATAGGTAAGACAGGTATGACGAAGACCATCCTGAATCCATTTCTTACGGTCATCGTCATTGGAAACCTTGTGAAGTTCAGGATCGAAAGACTTAAATTTACCCTTAACCTTATAACCAGCCTTTGCCCGAACGTATTCGCTCTTAGCTCTCCATTCAGGAAAAGAGAGGGAAATGATGTTCCCGCTCTTTTTCTCGACAACCTTACCATTGGCATCAGTCACGAAAGCAAAAGGCTTAATCCAAGCCACAGCAGCCTCTGGTAGCTTGATTACCCGACGTGTCGTAACCTTGCCGACCTCGTCATCCACCTCAAGAGTCGAGTAGAGCTTTTTACCTTTCTTATCTTTTGCATCCCCGTCCCTCCAAATAAAATTCTCCCACTTTAAACGAGGCTTATGCTCGTCCTTGTTAATCAACTCTTCAGGACGTACTCCTGCAAACAAGCTCAAGGCAAAATAAGGAACGGTGTGTTCGGCATCAAAACCCTGACAGACTTCCAGTAGCTCTCTAACTTCATCGAGGGAAAGAGTGCCGATCTTTCTTTTGTTTGTGCCGGGTGAAGTAACCGACCCGTCAAACGGATTTGACTCAAGAATTTTCTCACGCTCACAGAAGTTGAAAAAGGCACGAAGGTCCTTGAACCCATTTGAACGAGTAGTTCGTGTCTTGTTGGTATTTTGTCCAGCCCAAGGTCCTTTTGCTTCACCAGCTGTTGAAATGAAGCTTTTAATATGATCGGAAGTGATAAGATCAACGGTCACCAATTTCAGAATCGTAAATAAACGGGTGACCACACTTTTAACATTATCAATCGATCTCTCGGACTTGCCGGCTTCCAATCGATTTCTACGAAAAGCTTTTAAGGCATCTTCCCACTCGGTTTCCGTAAAAGGCTTTTCAGAATAATTCTTAACGGCATAGTCGGCGGCATCGAGCAAAGTAAAACCTTCGGGTAAATTCTTAGCTCTCTCAAGCACAGCAATCGCTTTGTGAATTTCGGCTTCTTCGTCAACTCCAAGTGCGGTTGGTCTTTCTTGGATTTCGCCGGCACCATTAACGATCTTTCTCTTAACGACGATAGCATCAGGTTTGGTATTAACGACAAAACGATGACGCTCACCGTCAGGGGTCGTTCCGTGGACTTTGTACTTGTCGCCGATAGGGGTGATCCTTATACGATCTGAGTTCCAGTTATGAAATGCTACCATCTAAATTTGCCTCTAGTTGAAGTTGACTTTGGTTATGCTAAGACAACACGATGCCAAAACTTTTGGCAATTTGCAACAAGGGAAAATTCAGTTGAGTGTCATAAAAACAATGGAAGTCGCATAAACAGTGATTCTCAGGAGAATTTAGCGGGCATAGTTTAGCGGTAAAACCCCAGCCTTCCAAGCTGGTGTCCCCGGTTCGATCCCGGGTGCCCGCACCACCTCACAGTAATCAAGAGGTTTCGG